CACCGTCCTGTCCAGTGGAGCGCGTCGTGTTTGTCAAAGGAGCACAGCTCGGGGCGACAGAAGGCGGGAACAACTGGGTCGGCTACGTAGTTCACAAGGCGCCTGGACCAATGATGGTGGTGCAGCCCACCGTCGAGCTCGCAAAGCGGAACTCGAAACAACGCATCGATCCGCTGATCGAAGAGAGCGAAGTGCTGCAGGCGTTGGTGAAAAGCCCGCGCTCGCGCGACTCGGGCAACACCGTCCTGTCGAAGCAGTTTCCTGGCGGCGTGCTGGTGATGACCGGCGCCAACAGCGCCGTGGGCCTGCGCTCGATGGCGGTCCGGTATCTGTTTCTCGACGAAGTGGATGCCTACCCCGGCGACGTCGACGGCGAAGGTGACCCGGTTAACCTTGCGTGCGCCCGCACACGCACGTTCTCGCGGCGCAAGATCTACATGGTTTCAACACCGCTGATCATGGGTGAAAGCCGCATCGAGGCCGTTTTCGCCGAGAGCGACCAACGGCGATTCTGGGTGCCGTGCCCGCACTGCCAACAGTATCAGGTGCTCAAATTCGATCGTCTTCGCTGGCCCAAACGAGAACCAGGAAAGGCCGCCTACTTCTGCGAACATTGCGGACAGGCAATCGCGAATCACCAGAAGAGTTGGATGCTGCCGCGTGGCGAATGGCGGGCATCGGCCGAAGGTGACGGACGCACGCGCGGGTATCATCTGTCGAGTCTTTACAGCCCGGTTGGCTGGTACTCGTGGGAGCGCGCCGCCGACGACTGGGAGAAAGCACAGAAAGATGTCGAACTGCTGAAGTCGTTCGTGAACCTGGTGCTGGGCGAATCGTGGCAGCAGCGCGGGGATGCGCCCGACTGGCAACCGCTCTACGACCGCCGCGAGGATTACCGGATCGGTACGGTCCCGAACGGCCCACTGTTCCTCACGGCTGGCGCCGATGTACAGCGCGACCGCATTGAAGTGGAGATCGTCGGCTGGGGCCGCAACAAGGAATCGTGGTCGGTGGACTACATCGTGTTGCCCGGCGACACGGCGGAGCCCGCGATCTGGCGTCAGTTGGACGCGATCCTCGAGCGTGAACTCCCGCATGCCTCCGGCCGCGCGATGCCGATCCGCGTCATGTGCGTGGATGCCGGCTACAACCCGGAAGTCGTCTACGACTGGGTGCGGCAGCATCCACAGGCCTCTTGGGGCGCCGCGTCGGAAGCGGCGGGTGCAGCCGCGCCTTATCCAAAGACTGCGGTTGCCGTGAAAGGAACTGGCGCGACCGACCGGCTCTTGGTGCGCCCGACGGTGGTGGATGGCGGCAGCCGTAAGTGGGGCGTGCGGCTGTGGTTGCTCGGCACGCCGGTGGCCAAACAGCAGCTCTACAACTGGCTGCGGCTGCGTAGGCCGGCTGATGGGAGTGGCGAGCCGTACCCGGCGGGATTCTGCCACTTTCCCCATTACGACGAAGAGTACTTCCGGCAGTTGACCGCGGAATCCATGGTGGATGGCCGTTGGGAGCTTATACCGAACCGGAGGAATGAGGCGCTCGACGCGCGCGTCTACGCTCGCGCTGGAGCAGCCATCTTCGGGATGGACCGCTTCACCGAAGACGACTGGCGCGTCTTGGAGCGCAACTTGGCGCAGGCCACAGGCGACGCCGCCGAAGCTCCGGGCCGCCGCGTCGTCCGGTCGAGGTTCCTCGAAAGATAGGCCATGCCCTACACCGCAGAACAGATCGCCGCGATGAAGAACGCGCTCGCAAGCGGCGTGCTCCGGGTGCGCTTCGCCGACCGCGAGGTGGAGTATCGCTCCTTCAAAGAAATGCAGGCGATCATCGACGCGGCCGAAACGGAGTTGGCCGCAGAGAGTGGCGCGCCACAGAGCCGCCAGATCCACGTTTCCACCAGCAAGGGCATCTGAACACCGTGAACCTTTGGAAGCGAATCCAGGCTGCCCTGAATCGGCGGCGAACGGAGATGGCCGGCTTTGAAGCGGCCTCGGCTACCCGCCGCACGTACGGGTGGAATCCATCCCCCGGCGATATCAACACGCTGCTCGCAGGCGGCATCGAGAGCCTGCGGCCGCGGTCCCGCGACATGGTCCGGCGCAACGCCTGGGCGACCAACGCGCTCGACGCCTTTGTCGGCAACGCCATCGGCGTCGGAATCAAGCCTCAGTCGGCACATCCGGACCTCGCCCCAAAGGAGAAGATTCAGGAACTGTGGCTGCGCTGGACCGACGAGGCCGATGCCACCGGCCTGACGGATTTCTACGGCTTGCAGGCTCTGGCGTGCCGGACGGTGATGGAGGCAGGCGAGTGTCTAATAAGGATGCGGCCGCTACTTCCCAAGGACGGCCTTTCGGTTCCGTTGCAACTCCAGCTGCTCGAGCCCGAGCATCTGCCGACCACGGAGACACGGCGGCTGGAGAATGGCAACTATCTCCGCTCCGGCATCGAGTTCAACGGCATCGGCCAGCGCGTGGCCTATCGCCTGTACCGCGAGCATCCAGGCGATGTCTCGAACCCAATGGCATCGAGCGAACTGGTGCGCGTGCCCGCGGAATGGGTGCTGCATTTGTTCCGCCCCATCCGGCCCGGGCAACTCCGCGGCCAACCCTGGCTGACTCAGGTGCTCCTCAAGCTTCACGAGCGGGATCAGTACGATGACGCCGAGCTCGTCCGGAAGAAGACGGCGGCGATGTTCGCCGGCTTCGTCGTGAAGAACTCTTCAGCGAGTCCCATCCTGGGCGAGAAGGCAGCGGCTAGCGGCGCGCCAGTGGCGAGCCTAGAGCCAGGCACGCTTCAGATCCTGTTGCCGGGCGAGGACATCAAGTTCTCCAATCCGGCCGATGTGGGGGCGAGCTACGAGACCTTCATGCGGGTACAGTTGCGCTCGATCGCCGCCGGCATGGGGATCACTTACGAGCAGTTGACCGGTCGTCTGACGGGCGTCAACTATTCGTCGATTCGTGCGGGCTTGCTCGAGTTCCGGCGGCGTTGCGAGCAATTCCAACACCAAGTGATCGTGTTCCAAATGTGCCGCCCGATCTGGCGGCGGTGGATCGACTTGGCGATTCTCAGTGGTGCGTTGCCGAAGCAGAGTGACGTCGCTGCTTATTACAGCGTGAAGTGAATTCCTCCGGGCTTTGCCTGGGTCGGTCCACTCAAGGACATCAAGGCCCAGATGATGGCGGTTCGCGCAGGCTTCAAGAGCCGCGCCGAGGTGGTCTCTGAGCAGGGCTACGACGCTGAAGCCATCGACCGCGAGATCGCCGCTGACAACGCGCGGGCGGACGCACTCGGGTTGAGCTACGACACCGATCCGCGGCCCGACGATTCCGACGCAACTGGGGAAAGCGAAGTATGACGACCCGACGTACTGAAGTCCTGCGCCTTTTTGGCGCAAAGCCCCTCTTGATCGAGGCGGCGAAACTCGTTTCAGCATACGCGACGCGCCGGCCGTACGCAATCGAAAGCGGTGTTGCGGTCATTTATATCGCGGGGGTACTGGCGAACGAGCCCTCGCTGTTCGATGCCATCGTCTATGGCGCGACCGCCTACGGCCAGATTCTCGACCAAGTCGAGCAGGCTGTCCGCGACCCGGAAGTTCGCGGCATTCTGCTACGAGTGAACTCGCCGGGCGGAGATTCCGACGGCGCATTCGAAACGGCAGCCACGCTGGTGCAACTCGGCCGGCAGAAGCCGCTCTGGGCCGTGGCTGACAACTCCATGTTCGGTGCGGCGTACTTGCTGGCCAGCTCCGCCGCCCGCATCTACGTCCCCGAGTATACGGGCGGGGCCGGATCAATCGGCGTCTATGCCCAGCATCTCGACTGGAGCGAGTACAACCGCAAACTCGGCGTCAAGGTCACCTATATCGCCGAGGGCGAAGGCAAGACGGACGGCAATCCCGATGAACCGCTCTCCGAATCGGCAAGGGCCACGCTGGAGAGCGAGGTCGCGCGCTTGTACGGTCTGTTCGTCGCAGCCGTGACGGCGCGTCGCCACCTGACGGAGGACGCCGTTCGCGAACTCGGCGCGGCGCTCAAGTACGGGCCCGGCGCAGTCACGACCGGCCTGGCCGACCGCACAGGCACGTTCCGTGACGCCCTCTCTGATCTGATCGCTGCCACACGGAAGTCCGGTGCGGTTGCGAGTGTCAACATGTCAACGAAACCAGGAGGTAAACAAACCATGACCGAAGAAACAGTTCGGGTCGAAACCCCCGAGCCGCCTATTGATATCGACGCAATCCGCGGCGAGGCGCGCCGGCAGGGATATGCCGAAGCCCGTGAAATCGTCGAACTGTGCACGCTCGCCAGGATGTCCAACCGGGCTCTCGGTCTGCTCGCCCGTAACGCCGCCCTCACCGAGGTTCGCCAGCAACTGCTCGAGGCTCTCGTAGCGGCAGACGCGGCAGAGATCCGCTCGCACGTGACGGCGGAAACCGGGACCACGGCGACGGCGAGGCTTGAGAACAACCCGGTCGTCAAGGCCGTCGAGCAACTGGCCGCCACAAAAGGAGGCAAGTAGCTCATGCCCGTCATCACCGAATCAAAGCGCTTGGGCGATTGGCTCAAATGGGAGCAGGAGAACCAGTACAGCCGGGACATCGTGACCGTGCTGGCAGGAAGCGGCGCCGACCGGGCTCTGACCAGCGGTACGGTGCTCGGCTGCGTCACCAAGGGAGCGGCTACAGGAGCCGCAGTCGCCGGCAACACCGGCAATGGCACGATCACCACCAACCCGACCGTCGGGCAAGCTGCGAAGCCGGGAGTCTACCAGCTCGTTTGCATTGAACCCGCAACCAACGGGGGCAAGTTTTCGGTTGAAGATCCCGACGGCATCCTGATCGGGATCGCCACCGTGGGGGTGCAGTTCGCCACCCACCTCACATTCACGATTGCCGACGGCGGAGTGGACTTCGCCGCTGGGGACAGCTTCACCATTACGGTCGCCGGCGGTTCCGGCAAGGTGAAGCAAATTGACTTCACGGCTACGGACGGCTCGGACGTTGCGTGCGGCATCCTGACCGAGGACACCACGGCGCCCGACGGAGCGGACCGGTCGGCGGTGGCCGTGGTGCGTAACGCGATCGTTTCGGACAACGGCATCACCTGGCCGGCCGGCGCGACCACTGACCAGAAGAACGCGGCCATCGCCCAACTGAAAGCCCTGGGCATCCTGGGCCGCCAAGGAGCGTAACCCCATGCTGAATCCTTTTTCGAATGGCGCTTTCAACATGGTGGCCTTGACGGCCGCCATCAACAAGGTCCCGAACAACTACGGACGCCTGGAGCAGTTGAACCTCATCCCAGCCGAGGGCGTGCGTATCCGCACGATCCTCATTGAGGAGATGAGCGGGGTGCTGAACTTGCTGCCGACGATGCCCTTGGGAGCCCCGGGCTCGCTCGGCACGCAGGGGAAACGCAAGGTGCGCTCCTTCGTGATCCCGCACATCCCGCATGACGATGTCGTGCTCCCGGAGGAAGTCCAGGGCCTGCGCGCCTTCGGCTCTGAAAACGATCTGGAGGCTCTGTCGAACCTCATCGCTAAGAAACTCGAAAACATGCGCAACAAGCATCCCATCACGCTGGAGCATTTGCGAATGGGCGCTCTCAAAGGCGTGATCCTGGACGCCGACGCGTCGACGATCTCCGACCTGTATTCGGAGTTCGGGATCACGCAGAAGACGGTCAATTTCGCCCTGACGACCAACACGACCGAAGTGATCGGCAAAGTGCTGGAGGTGAAACGCCACATCGAGGACAACCTCCGCGGTGAGTTCATGACCGGCATCATGTGCCTTTGTTCGCAGGGCTTCTTTGACGCCCTCACGACGCACCCGAAAGTGAAAGAGGCCTACCAGCGCTGGCAGAACGGCCAGATCCTGTTCAGTGACAACCGCACCAACTTCAGCTTTGGTGGCGTTGTGTTCGAGGAGTACCGGGGTCAGGCGACCGATGCTGCCGGCACAGTCCGGAAGTTCATTGCCGATGACGAGGCGCACTTCTTCCCGCTCGGCACGGCCTCGACTTTCCGGACCTACTTCGCGCCGGCGGACTTCAACGAAACGGCCAACACGCTGGGGCTGCCGCTGTACGCCAAGCAGGCGCCTCGGAAGTTCGAGCGGGGTACCGACATCCACACGCAATCGAACCCGCTGCCCATCTGCCTCAGACCGGAAGTGCTCGTCAAGGGGACGAAGTCCTGACCATACGCGGCTGGGAAGCGGCAGTGAAGGATCTCGACGCAGCGGTCGTCAAGACGTTTGGGCGCGAGGTCGTTTACTTGCCAGAGGCTGGCGCACAGGCCGCGATCCGCGCGGTGTTCCAGCCGGCGCGGGAGGCCGTAGACGCCTCGCCGGGGGTTTATGCGGTGCTATTCGTCCGGCTGGCGGACTTGCCTGCCGTGCCCGTGCGAGGCGACGATGTCGAAATCGGCGGCGTCCGCTACAAGGTCTTCGACATCGAGGCCGACCCGCAAGGCGCCGCCGTGCTCAGGCTTCGCAGGACCGGCTGACTTGTGGAAGATCTTCCACAAGTCGGCATGTAGTGGGGGCTTCCGCCAGGTCTGGCGGATGTGGATGTGTCTCAGCGAGCCAATTTCCAGACAATTGTCCGGAATTCGTTTGCGGGTCATGGAGACTTCCGGTCAATTGCGCGGAAGTCCATGGGGACGATGCATGCCGAGCGTCCGCGTCTACCAGAAGAGATAACTGCGGCTCGATCTGCTCAACTTTCGTCAGCGGCAGATGTATGAGTTGGGCAGCGCGGGCGTCGCGGCGGTGAAGGCGCGCCTCGCGGCAGCCCAAGGCCCGCAGGACACCGCCGCCAAGCCGCTCACCAAGCGCTACGCGATCTTCAAGACGCGCAAGGGCAAGGGCAACCGCCGCAACCTGACCCTCACCGGCGACCTGCTGCGCAACTTTCAGGTCCGCACGGTGAGCGAGAACCGGGCCAAGGCCAGCCTTTCAACCCGCAAGGACCGCATCAAGGCCTGGGCCAACCAGAAGCGCGAGGCCTGGATGGTGTTCTCGCCCAAGAACAAGGCTGCCGTGGTCGAGGCCGCGCGGAAGATGCTTGAGGCCATGAAACCTCGGCTGCTTGTCGAGCGCGCCTTGGGAGGTAAGCAAAGGTGATCAACCCGACGGAACTGGACGACAACCTGGTCGTCTTGCTGCGCGAGATCCCGGATCTGGTCGCCGAGATGGAGGGCGATGAGCAGCGGATCTTCGCTTACCACGATCAGTATCCAAAGCGCGCAAGCCTCGCGGCGGCAATCCACGAGATGCCGGCGCCGGGCATCATGGCCGCCTGGCAAGGCACACAGCCAGGGAGTTTCGGCGGCGTGGACGTCTGGCGGCACCAGGTCACGCTCTATCTGCGGGCGCGCGAGACCTTCTTGGGCGACCCGCCTTGCAGCTACTACCGGCTGTTCCGGCTGATTACCAAGGGTGTCCCGGCATCTGCGGGTGTGCCGATGCTCAACGCAACGGTGCATCCTTCTTGCTACCCCATAAACCTGCCGCAGATCCAGCGGCAAACCGACGCCGAGGGGCTGGATTACTTCGAAGTGCCGCTGAGTTTCATGGAGATGGGAGATGACTGAGACCGTCATTATGTGCTCGCCAGACGGCGAGGTGGAAGAGGTGGAAGCTACGCCGGCCGAACTCGTGCCGAGGATGGTGCGCGGCTGGCGGCAGGTCACGGAAAAGGAGGTAACGCCTGATGTCTGTCGCGCGGATGCAGGAAATCCAGATCTGCTTCGGTAAGCAGAAGCAGGCTTACATCCAGACCGCCAACACCGGCGTCCAGATGTGGCAGTTGCGCAAGCTCAATGCCGCGCTCGCCAATCCTAAGCTCTCGACCGAAAACGACGCCGAGGAGTTCGGCAAGGGCCACGAGTTCGCCACGCAGTCCTTCCAGACGTCCTGGGATGTGAACGGGACGCTCGAAAAATACCTGGGCGCGGAGATCGCCGCGTGGGCCATGGCTTATGGTTTGGGCAAGGTGGTCAAGTCGGGTACGGCGCCGAACTTCACCTACACCTGCACGCCTCTGTTTCCAGCCTCGGGCGACGCGGCTGAGCTGCCCTACTTCAGCTTCGTCGAGCAGATCCGCCCGGGCGCGGGCGTGGTGGTCGACCGCATGGCGGTGGGCTGTGTGGTCGAAGGCTGGACCATCTC